CGCTTGAGTTCCATGAAACCATGTCGCCAACTTTAACATTTGACGCTTTGTCCATATCTTCTTCGTCATCTTTCTTTTTTTTCTTAGGTTTAATTGTTGTAGGATTTTTAGTAGGAACATTTTCATTTGTCATAGTTCCATATGCTTTAATTAAATTCTTAATTACTTCGTTTTTTTCGTTATCAGTTGTTTCTACAAAACCTATTAAGGTTTCTCCTGATCTAATGTCTTCTTCTTTAGATAGTCTTACAAGACTATTTTCTTTAGACCAGTATACATTTTCAAGTGACATTTTTGTCATTATACCGTCAAAAGTATTTTGTCCATCTTCTGCTTTTTGAATAGATACAATATTAGCAAATTGATTTGCAGGATTATCTACAAGCGATAATTCGTGAAGGTCGTAATCTTTAATAACCCTAATGGATTTATCCATTTCTGGGTCGTATTGGTCTTCAGTATCTTTGATGCTGCCGCCAATAGAAAAACCAGAAAGAGTGCCATCAAGAACTTTTTCCCAAGTATCTTGAGCACCTTTAGAAATATATGCATCTACGTACACCCCATTGTAAAACTTATCTTTATCTTTATCATAAAATTTATCTGACTTAAATGACATTACTCTACCCACAGCCACTGGCATGTGCATTTCACGTAAATTTCCACGGAACCTTTCAAAAGCCTTTATACTTACATCAGTAGGAACAATGTCTGACTGCTTGTCAACATTGTCAAGGGTAGCAAACCCAGAAACTGTTCGCTTCTCTTTATCGATTTTAGCGATTGGCATGGATAACTTAATTGAATTATCTTCAGAGTGCCAAAATGCTTTATGCATATTAGTCATACTACTTCCATTATATAAGTGTTTATAAGAGATTTGAAAAACTTATAACTATTTATTATTCTACCGTTCTACCCTCGCCACCAGGACCTCGTCCTGTAGTGGTTGAAGTAGAATCGCTGTTGTTATCAGTTCTTTGTTGATCTCTCATTCTATTGCCAGCGGCTTGAGATGTAATCTCTGCTCTTTGTTGAGCACCTAAGACGATAGGCTCTTGTCCGCCCATTCTTGATGGGAATCCAAGTCTTTCACGAACCTCATTGGGAACAACTACCTGCATTCTTAGGTATCGTTCATCAATTTGACTCTGAGTGGTCTCATCGGTCAAGGTTAGTTCGTTAAGTTTAAAGGCAACCATATCGGTTTTTTCTTTTATAATTTTGTTTATAACCTTTTCTAGGTTTCTTTGTGCTGGCCTTGCAACCTGCTCTTTAAAGGTTCTATCAGAGGATATGGCTGAGGCTATTGAAACTCCAGCGCCTCCTCCTACTTTAGAGAATGGAACTTGATGAGCCATTAAGATATCGTCACGGTTTGATTTGCGATACTTTTCAAATGATCCTTCTTGTATTCCATTTTCAATAGGTTCCATTTTAAAATCTACTTTATTATCTGTAGAATCTCCTGGAAGTGGTATATATAAGGTTCTATGGTTTTGACCACGAAGTCCTGATTGTAAGAATCTAAATAACTTATCTTCTGCATCAGATGATAGTTTTGCTCCTTTTAGAGTAACTATATATCTTGGCACTGCTTTGTTTTCAAAATAATCAATATTATATCTACCCGCTAAATTATCTCCAACCATAGCAACAGATGAGGCTACTGTGTCTGGAACTCCATAATAAGAAGTCTTTGGTGAGTATTTTTTAATGTGAATTAATTCGTTTGGTCTAGGATCGTTAGTTACTGGGTTTGATTCTTTACCTTGAAAGTTTCTAAAATAAACTACTCTTTGATTTACTATCTGAATATAACCATCACGCAATCTTCTTACACGCACTGTAGTTGATGGAATATGGCCTACGTATCCGATTTCTCCGTTAACCTTTCTACCAATTTCTATATATCCATTACCTGTTGATTCAGCATCAATATATACTTTTTCTAAAATATGGCTAAAGGTATCTTCATCGTTTAGTTCTTCTAGCCACTCGGTCATTTGAGCCTTTAGTCTTTGGATTTTTCTTTGTGCTCTAATTAATTGTTCATCTGATTCAGCATCTTCTAGTCTTGCTAAAGTTGAGTCTGTGTTGATAAATGAATAACCTAAGCCAACAGTATTTGCTACTTTAGCATTTATAGCAGCATGGTTAGCAAATGAGTTTTCATAGAAGAATGCTAATTCGTCTAAATTGTATGGTGGAACAACTACATCATAAAGTCCGTATGCTGTAACTATATCTTGTTCTTGAAATAACTGTTTTGACCCTGTATTTTCTTGACCAGTAAATGCCTTGCTTATTGATCTTGTTGCTCTACGTTTAAAATTTGAATCTAGTCCTGTATATGTTTTTGCTAATTCTGCATCGACCATAAAGTCATCGCTTTTTTCTGGTCTTTCCATTCTATCTAAATTATCTATTCTTGCAATAGATTCTAATTCTTCATTCTCCATTTGTGTTTATCCCCTTTTTTGCATCCATCCAGGCACCAATGTCGGTCTCGCTGGCAATATATCCTTCTTTCATTCTTCCAATCTGTTCAGAGTATTCCATATCTGATACTCTTCTTACTCCTGGCATAAAAATTACCTTTCCTGCTGGAGCATTATAATATCTAGCGGCTTGTGCTACCTTGCTCATCTTATCTAAATCATACTGATTACCTGGAATATTCATTACGTTGCCACTTTTGTCTCCAAAAGCCTTTCCATTGTGATCCATTTGCCACACGTATAAGCCATATCTTTGTTGTTTATTAATTACTTTTAACTTAGACTTACCATTTTTGTCAATATTTTTATTATTCATAACCCAATTATATCAGATTATACAGGTCTTCCGCTATACTCTTCCCAAATTGTTCCAGTAATTATTGTTACACCATCAGAATCAATAGATAAAGTTGAATTATCTCTTCCAACTACGCTAGAAACTCCAAAAGTAGAATCATAAATTGATTTTCCATCAACAATAAACGTTAAAGGCTCACTCTGTCCTTCTATTTCTTCCCAAATTCCAGCACCAGACTCATACCATGATCCCCATGTGGTGTCTGCTCTTAAGTCCCTCCACTCGTTATCAACAAATATAGAACCAAGAACGTCTGAAGACTTTTTGTAAAATGCAATATTATTAACCATTAATCCTTCATATATTTCTAACTGCCCTACAGAACTTGGTAAATCTATAGACTCTTCAAAAGTAATTATTATTGCATTCCAAGATAAAGGTTGAATATATGGATTGTCTACAATACTACCGTTTTGATAAAAAACTATACCAGTTGCTTCATTGTTAGTATCCTCATCAAAAAGAACCATCTTAGCCCTAGTATAATTTGACTCTGGAACTAACTTAATATCATAAGACCTATCTCTAGTAGAAATCTTTCCTACCTGTACCGTTTCTTCTATCGTTTCACCCTTGTTGTAAAAACTCCAAAACTGAACACCTCCAAGCAAATATTCTGTTGCTAACTGCTGATTAATTGGAATAGTGATACCTCTAGTAGCGGGACTGTCGTATGGGAGAACGGTAATACCAGAGTCTCCAGTATTATACATATAAGAAGTAGAATCTTTATATATAGTAAATGGGTTCTTTAGTTTATAGGCATATATATCTCCATATCTATTAAATGGAAATAGTTTATATCCGTCAGGACTATTAATGGAATAAAAGGATGATTCATCATATGCAAGGGATGATATAGACATTCTTTTAATTTTAATAGGGGTTCTATTTATACCCTTTGTTTGAATTTCTAAATGTATAGTTATATAATAGTCTGCAAAGTTTACTAGTTCTTTTGGTGGGAATATTACTGTTCTATCTGTCACTTCAAACTTAGTATTATTTATTTGGGCAGTAGTATATTCATCTAAATCTAATACCCTATCTGCACCTATCCTTTTAGTATTAGAATATTCTGTATAAGGAATATTTCCTACATCTGTATAATTTTGTAATGTTATATATGTTTTTACTGTATAGTCATCTCTTGAGAATGATCCATACGCTATATCTAATTCTTCTTCTGTTAAGTACTCAATAAATAGAACAGTAG